GTCATGTCCGCTTGCGCATGGATATACGTGCCGTCCCGCGCAAAGTCGAATTTAAGCTCGACCTGATAGGTGACCATTACCGTCCCCCGGCTCCGGTATGTATGGTGTTCGTGCTGGAACTGCCTTTGTTGGTGTTGGTCGTGCCAGGCGGTTGCCCGCCATTGGTTTGCACACTATCCCCGACGGCTTTGCCGAATCCTCCGAGATTGAGGATTTGTTGCAACCAGGCTGGAATATTCGCCAGAAAGTCAATCTGCACGGTCACGATCCGGTTGTCCACTTCATCAAGCGCGGCAGTCAGTTCCCCGACACCGGCCTGCGCGTCCTCAATCCCGGTCTGCATTGTGTCGAACAGGCCTTGCACAGCATCTGGCATTTCCGTGGGCACAATCCCGCCGCCGGTACCGGGTCGCGTAAACGTGCCAAATGGCATGTTGCGTGTGTTGGTCGCCCCGGTCATTGCCAGCACTTCCTGCACACTCATCCCATACTGTGCCGCGATCTGCCCCGGAACCGCGCCCTGCGGGATGTTGATTTGTTGACCTCCCGCGCCGCCGGTGATCTGGTAGCCCATTGCAGGCATGGCGTACTGCGCCATCTGCTGAGGCGACCAACCGGCCAATGCTGCCTGGGTCAAAAACGTATTCAGGTTCTGCCCGGCTCCCAGCGCCGCTTGTGGATTGATACCCGCCATCCGTGCCAAATACGGCGCGATCTTCTCATCCATGAGCCGGGACATGGCGGTCTCCTGCCCGGTGCCCATTGCAAAAGCGCGCGCCGCCGCGTCCCGTGCCGCCCCTTCCGGCATGGATTCGATCACGGCGTCCATGATTTCTGCATACCGCCCGCCGCCCTGCTGTCCCATGATCTGGCCGAGGTTCATCCGGTCGAAGTTGTCCCGCGCGCGGCCGGCCTCATTCGCCAGCTCGTTCGCGGCCTTGACCGCTTCATTCATCTGCGCAAGCTGAGCATCACTCAGCATGTCCCCGTAGGCGGTCTTGGCCTCCTCCGCCTGCTGCGCAATATCCCGCGCCATCTGCGCCAGATTCTGGGCCGCTACCCCGCCCATGATCTGTTCACCCCCCAGCATCTGAAACCCCTGTAGGCGTCCATACTGGCTGGTCATCCCGCCGTATTGTCCCATGTTTTGCATGGCGGCAAATCCCATCCCCGGCCCGCTAACCATCGCTTCCCGGAGCATCTGGGCATAGCGCACAGTTGAGAAGTTTTGCGCCGCGGCGCTATCTATTGTTTCGCGTGGGGTGCGGTACGGATTCTCGCCTATGGCCGTCTGTGTCCGTAACATCTCCTGCAAACCCGTCTGTATGTTCACATATCCCTGTTCTCGCACTTGAGAAAGGGGACGAGTGCTTTCCCCATGAAGCACGAAATATGCAAACTCGTCAAACCCGACACTTTCTATGTATTCCAGACCATCAGCGAAGGCATTTACCGTATCCGCTACCCCGATTTTCATGCCCGACCAAAAATTTTCCCAACGGGTTTCCAGACGAGAAACGGAGGTTTCCCCCACTTCAGCCGCACTCCCTAAATTGAGGAGCGATTCCGCAGCTTCATCTATGACCGCTTGACCGAAGGCCTCGGCACGGTTCATCGCCTGGCCTGTGTCAATCAGTTGTTGAATGCGCACTTCCACATCTGTTACCGAGATGCCAAAATCAGCCAGTTGCTCCTTGGACTGTTTCCCCATCATCGAGATAAAACTGTCGATATTCCCAGCCGCTGAACTCCCTGGGTTCATCACCCCACCGAGTTTCACCGCCAACTCCGTCATGCGCGCTAATTCGTCTGCGGTAGTCGCCAGTCCTATCTGCAACATCCGGTTAGCTGAACTTTGCAGCGTCATTCGGTCAACTACGTTTCCGGTCGCCGTCTCCATCCGGGTCATGACAGCGGTATAGCCCCCAGCCGACCGGGCTAATTGGCGGAATACGGTCTCCGTGCGCCGTGCCTCCTCCCCGGTCTGGTACATATCCGCGGCAAGTCGGATTCCTTTCATCCCAATGTACGCCGCGCCAACCGCCAGCGCCCCACGCGCGAGGGAATCAAACGCGCCGCGAGTTCCGGCCGCCGCCGTGCCGGTGCCCTGCAAGGCGCCTTTCACCTGATTGATAACATTGGACGCCTCATTTTTCGCTTTGAGGACGTATGTCACATCAGTACTGTTCCCGGTCACCTACACTCCCTCCCGCGCCAACAGCAGCGCCAGTCGGAACTCCGCATACAGGACGCCCTGGTCATTCGTAAAACGCTGGACCATCCCGTCCAGCGTTTTCTCTAACACCAGTTCATCGATCATGAGTGTGTCCTTATCGGCCGTTGGCATTGTCCGCCACTGTTTCGGTGTCAAGCGATACCGCCGCCGGATTCTCGCCAGTCGTTTCTCCGCTGGACTGAAAGGACTCAGCCCGCTCCTCCAGCCGGGCGAAGTGGCGGCTTCGATGCGATAACAGCAGCGTCCGCAAATCCCAATACATTCCGAAGTCTACCACCTGGAGAAATTGCTCGATTTGTTTAGCGGGCGGCAATTTCGCCAGACTCAGGTAGTTACCCGTCGCTTGCAGTGCACGGATAATCAACAACGCATAGCGCCGGTGTTCTGTCATTGCCAGTTCCCGCCGGTATTCCTCGTCTTCTAGGTTATCGACTTTGGTCCCGTTGTCATCCAGCTTCTTGGGCGGGATGGGGTCAGATACGAGTGAAACTGTCTCAAACCATTCGTACAGGCTGAAAGCGCGCATCTCAATATGCTTGGCAACACCGTTAACCATGACCCGGAGCGAGATGAGTTCCGGTTCCATGTCTTCGATGTCGATAACGTCCATCCGATCCTGGTCTGCCATCACGTCACCGTTGTATCCGTGACCGCACCGTCCACTGTCAGCACGACCGTGAAGGTATTCAACTCCGCGCTCCCGCCAGTGGTCGCGCCATGCGTTAGTGATTTCAGGTAGACTTCCCCGCCGCGCTGCTGACTCCCGGCTGTTGAGGCATCCGGCGTACTCCAGCGAAATGTGCGTGTCGCAATCGTGCCGGCCCGCACCGAGGCTTCCCACGCTTTACAGACACGGTAAAAGCTCCCAGATGTTGGGTCCACTTTTCCCGCAATCGTGCCGTCATTCGTCACGTTTCCGCCGTATGTGGTGGTCTGGTTCCGGCTTCCAGGTGTATGGTGCTGCGCCGTGTTCAGATTGAAATCAAAACCTGTCACCGTCAGTATGTCAGATGAATAATCCACCAGCGACCCGGCATCGGCGCTGTCCAACTCGAACTTTCCGAAATGCTGACCTTTCCCGGTCATTCCTCGCTCCCCTCATTCACGCCCTGCGGCGTATCATCTTCAGTCAGGATTGTCTCAGGCGCAGATTTCGCCTTGCGCGCGCGGGCGGGAGCTTGCGCCATAACCCCTGCCTCTGCTGCCGCCTGCTCCTCACGGATCAATTGGTAGTACATGCGCGCCAGATGTTCTGGCACATGCTGCATAACCGCATCGATCACCACGTCCTTTTCCCCGACGCGAACGAACAACCCGTGACGCAGCGCGTCGGCATAGTAGGACGGTTTCAGGTCACCGGTTTTCGGGTCCGTGCGATGCTCTAGAAACCCGCCGATCTCATCGGTGATAATCTCGCCCGGCTCCACGCTTTCGCCCGGCTTCCCGTATTTCGGGTTCGGCTTGCCCGGCATGAGTTCGTCCGGTTGGTTCAAACTGACCAGCACAAAGTATCGGGTCATGACATTAGGCCAATTGGTCGGGCGTCGCATGGATGCGAATGAGAAACCGCGCGCTGGTGCCCTCGCCCACATAGGTGAAAAATTCCGTAGTCCCCAGGTCCGCGACTGGATGCAGTTTGCCCGCCGTGTTGCTGACAACGACGGCGACCCCTTCCGTAAATCCGGTGCAATCGATGCTGCCCCCGTCCGGCATATAGGTGATTGCGCCGCCGCTGGTTGCCTGCGTGTCGAGCGCAATGCCGACAAGCGCCGCGTGCGCCTGCGTGTCATTCAGCGCTTTGAGTAGTGTACCCGAAGTCCCCTTGTACAGACCATCCCCGGCCGCAATAGTCGCCTCACCGGTGATGCCATGCTGAATCATGTGTTCATATCCCGCCGTTGGCTTCACGGCGCCTACTGTAATGTCGACCATCCCTCACTCCTTAACTCGTGACCTGAATCGTCATGCTGATAACAATTCCGGCGTAGAGAATCTTCCCGTACTCAATCGACTGGATCGACAGATTCGCGCCGGTCAGAACGCCCCGGCCGAACTGCATCTGATTGACCATCGCCAGATACACGTCGGCAATGTCCACCAGATCGCCCAACCACGCACGGACCCCCTCTCCGGCAGTCACCGGTTGGTACAGGTACAATTCAGTCAATTGAAATACCTGTTGACTTACGTTGTGTCCCAGCGTCATGCTGACTACACCGGATATGTCCTGAGCGCCATAATGCGGGGCCATGATCCGCGCCGGACAGTCGGCGTCGGTCACAGAGGCTACGCCACTGTCAATGTCGAACACTTTCGCGGTTTTGGCTTCGTCCATCCGGTTAACGAACGTGATCGTCACATCCGCCACCGCTTCGTACATCCCGCGCAATGTGTAGGATTCCATCATGACCACCGCCTGTATTTGCACGCCACATCATTCGTGATCTCAGGGATGGTGGATGGCATGATCACGCTCCCCTCCGCTGTGACCACCGGTGAGCTGACCCCCACCAGCACGTCCCGCGCCTTGTACATGGCCGCGCCCAGCACCAGCACTGCGCCTTTGACATCTGCCGGCACGGTCTCACTATAGCCCCACTTTCCGCTGATAGTGATCGCGTTCTGCGGATTGGTCAGGTATGACCAGACTATGCTGGACGATGGCAGCAGCACGATCTCATGATACGGCGTGCCATAGCGCGGTTCGGTTGCATACTGGCTGCTGGTCACCGCCACGCCGTCTCCGTTCGTGATGCTGTTGATACTGCACAGGTCCCACGGCAGTTTCAGACGCGGCCCATCCACGTCCTGGATAGCATCCAGGGAACGTGACGTGTTGCTGCTGGCGTCGAACACGCGGCCTGTTTCGCTCTCAAACCACCTGGTCGCGCGACTGCATATTTCCAGCAACAGCGCATCGTCACCGGCGCCCATCGTCTGGCTGGTAAGCTGCGCCTTCAGTTCCGTGGTTGTGATGTACGCGGCCATGCGCTATCTCCGGTTACGGCGTACTGGTTCCTCCGACGTCACTTCCTCTGCTATCCCTAGCGTTTCCGGGGCGGGCAGACCATCGACATACACTGCCCATCCGCCTGAGACCAGCGCATAGGCCGCAGCCTCATCGAATATGCCTGTATCTCCGTAATCGAAGAATACACCACTGGCTACCACGTCCTGCACGAATTGAATGGTTCGCATCATTTCCTCCTAAAACAGATAGACTAGCGCGCCACCGGTGTGGGCGTCACCGCCGCTGGCAATGACCAACTGCAATACGCCATCCACTATCATGTACTGGTCATTGACACTCGCCGCTGCCCCGGACGCGCTATGGCGGTCTTCGCGCGGTTGGTACCATGCATCGGCATTGGCATCGGTCAGCGTAAGCAGTGTTTTGTTTACACCGGACGAGGTACGAATTACACTCAGCGTCCCGTCTACGCCGTCGGTCAGGTCGCCATCGACCCACTCCACCGCAACCAGGAACCCGCGTATCGGGCGGTCGGCCGTTATTGTGGCTGCGCCACCAACCGCCGTAGTCCCTATCAATCGAACGATCTCGATAATTTGCATGTGCTTGTCCTATCCAGCGGGGGCGGCTAGAGACCGCCCCCGCCTAGACATCAGGCCGCTGGCTGAGTGCTCAGGAACATCCCGCTATTCGGCGCCGGGCCTGCCCCGTAGATATGTGTCAGTGTATCGGCAATGCCGGTATACCCGACAAACTGACAAGCCCCACGCAGGATTACATAATGCGTGGTGGCTACCGTGATTGAGAATGCATTGGTGATGGCGGTTGCCCAGTTGACAGAGAAGTTTTCGAATAGGCAATCATCGAATATCACCCAGCGGTCCATGCCGTCGATCAGGACCGCGCCGCGTGTGTTGGTGTCCGATTGTGACAGAATGTGACAGCGCTTGAACGTATTGCGCACGGACCCGGTGCTCAGCCACAGTTCGTAGTTGGCAGCGGACCGGTCGATGGTGTCCAGTCCGATAGTGCAGTCCGCAAATAGGTTTTCCGCGCCGGTGACTTTGAGACTGTAACTGTCAGTCCGAGCAGCTGGTGTTGCGTGCCCCATGCCCGCGAAGAATACGTTAATGAACGCATTGCGCGCGCCGGAAACGATTACCGCGCCACTGCTGCTATCAGCGTCCTTGCCGTTGAATATCTGAATGTTGCTGACGATACACCCAGTCCCGCTGAACGTAATCACGGGAGAGATGTCCACCGAAGCGGACCCGACAATCCGGCACCGCTGTCCCATTCCCGGAAGCGGCGAACTGATGCCGATCAGGTGCGTGTAGCTTTTGCTCCACGTCAGAGATGCCGCCGGACTCCAGGCACTGGACTGACCGATCATAAATACCACGTCATTCGCGCCGTCCGTGCACTGATTATAGGCCGCTAGCACGGAATTGAACGGATCATCCACCGTCCCACTCCCACTGACGGACAGACTCGGATTGACAAAGTAGGTGTTCCCGATCAGCGCGGGCAGAAAAGCACTGCCGAACCCATCAGCAAGATCACCGATGGAAGAAGAACCACGTTTCAGGTTGTACATGAGGCGTCTCCCTTACACCGTGATACCGTAGGTGATGGCGGCCGCTTCCGTATCGCGCTGGATCAGACCAACACGCATCTGAGCCACAATCTGCGTACTGTCCGACTCCGGGAAGCGCGTCATTTCCAGCAGCATCCGTCGGCGGTAGCCCAACAGCCATTGGTCGAAACGCACGGCAAGGAAAGACCCGAAGGTGTTGTTAGAGGCGGTATCTACGTCCAACTTACCCGCGCTGTTTTCCTTGTATTCATATCCGGCCACCAGTCCGGACTTGACCGACCAGAAGTTATAGAAGTACGACGTGATAATACCGTACCCGAAAATCTGTACCAGTCTCCCGTTCTCTAGCGTCGGTTGTGAGAACACGTCACGCGTCTTGACTTCCGCCAGTTGCAGTGCTTTCCATTGCACAGACGGCGGCATGATAAAGACCGTATTGGACTGGTCGGCGTTTTTGCCCTGCACACCCATCAGTTGCAGCGTCGCAAGGAAGTCGTTTACGTCCAATGTGCCCCCCGCGCGACTGTTGGCGGTTGTAGTCACCAGTGGCGATACACGGAACCCGTCATACAGAATGAAATACTCCGTGCCAGCTGGAGTGCCCGCGATGTCATTCACGTTAGTTGTCGCGCCGGTGGCGTTGTCTCCATCGATGATCGAGGCATCCAGATATTCGTTCCCTGCCGTAACCATCTTGGTGCGAAGGTAATTCACCCACGGCACAATCGAATCCTCTTCCAGTTCACCGGAGTAGATCGTCCGCGCCCCCATCTTGTTCAGCGTCAGAGACACATTTGTCGTGGCCGCTTTACTGGCGGTCACTGTCGCGGCCGGGTGTGAATCGGTAGCCGACGCGAGACCGGTCGCCTGCGCGACTTTGTAAAAGATCGGGTCTTCACCTTCGACTGGGACATTGATGCTTTCATGCCCAGGAGGCACTTCGACTGTCGGGAGTCGGTTGGCAATAACCGCCCCTTTGCGAATAGACTCCCATAGTGCCTGGGAGTAAGCCACACCGACGAACTCGTCACCATAGGTGGCGTAAGTGGAATAGTTCAGATCATTGGCCTTGCCAGCGAAGCCGGCCGCCTTGAGCGCATACATACCCTGTATGCCGATTTCGCCATCTTTCGCGGCATCTTCTTCGAGCTTAATGCCCAGCGCTTTCACGGCCGCTTCGCTCTCGCCGAATTTACTCAAGCGAGACGCTTTCGCTTCACGCAGCAACCCGATCATCAGCGCCATGTCTCCCGGCTCCAGGTTGTCGTACTTCCACACGTCGCCATATTTAGCCACGTAAGGGATGCCTTCCGGGAGGCGTTTCGATTTGGCGAATTCGGCTGCCTGTAGATCGAGCGCCGCTTTGATAGCGGCCTGCTTGTCGGACTCACGCGCTTCCCGGTCCTTGCGAGCCGCCTCATCAGCGTCCCACTGGGCCTTGAGCGCATCGTCCACACTTTTTACTACGAGGTCTTGAATTTCCTGGGGTTCCATATCCCGTTCCTTGTCGCTAGAGTTATCCATGCGAATAACGTCTGATGCTCGGAACGGCGTAACACCCTGTGTTCCCTGTGTATCAGTATCAGAATCAGTGTACCCGATTTCTGCCGGCAGGTCAATTCCCGCCGCCGCGTAGATCGCTTTGAGCGCGGGCAGCGCAATGGCGTGCTTGTTCGCCGGGGCGCGCCCATCATAGGCATCAATCAAGG